GTTACGGTGGAATCCATCAATAACCTCTCTTGATCCGTCTAAGTTATCCATACTCACAATTGGCTGTGTATAGCCATCATTGGAAATTGAAAGCCTCAAAAGCTCCATTTCGGGAGGTGCTACTGAATTAGGATTGTAATCATTAGCTTTTACAGTTTCATTTTTTACCCATAAAACACAATCAACTGGTTCAGACTTGAAAGGAGAAACCTCGTGAAGCATCAATTTAAATTTATTGATAACTTCTACTTTTTTATCCAAATCAAGAGTTTTTATAGATTCTATAATCAACTCAAATTGTTCTGTTATTATTAATTCCATATTACTTTTTTTTGGTTAAATATTTGTTTTCTTCTCGTTGCCTCTTTTTGAGTTCCAGATACTTTTTATAAGCATCTGTTTTGTGTTGCGTAAACCCTAAACCTTTGCACCAAAAATCATTTCTCAAAAGGCTTTTGCAAACTCGCCTCCAACTTGGAGCTAATTTTTTTGCTTCTAAAATCTTTGGCGCTTCATCGGGTATTCCTGTTTCATAACCTCGTTCTTTCCACCACTTTTCAAAAGTGTAAATCTTATTTAGATAATGTTCTTTGGTTTGTTCTGGAAGTGAATTAAGAAACAAAATAGAGAACGTTTTCCAAGTGTGGTTTTTAGGTTTCTTAATGTCATTGTAACCGTTAATCGCTCCACTTTCATTAACATACAAAGCACCACTATTTGCACCGTTTACCCTTGCGACAACTTTTGCCCACGTTTCAGGCTCTATCAAATGAAACAACCACAAACCTCTTCTTTGGTCATCGCCATAAGGCTGGCAAATTCTTTGCTGACTGATTGAAAGTCCTGCTTTGTGCATTAACTCATAAAGATAATTATATCTTTTGTCGGGGTTTTTAGCGTGATAAATCCAAATATCTTTTGTAGTCCAATCGTAAATAGGATAGGCATTAAAAACATTGTCGGTTACTTTTGTAGTCCATTGCTTGTCATCAAACTTAATCTTCTTATCGCTTGCAATTGTACGATAACGGTTAAGGCTTTCATCTGTACGAATACCCACTAAACAAGCCGTTGTTTTTCCTTGTGAAAACCATTCGCCAAATTCAGGAACAAATTCCTCAAACTCCATTCCTTTTCGGAAAAATGGAAAGTAATTTACATCCCAAATAGATTTTTTTGGTAGTGGTCGAATCCAATCCTCTTTCCTGTCTTCATCCCAACACAACCAAAAAGGCTCATAAACAGAAACGGCATTTCTTAAATGAAGTGGCAAGCAAACCCAATGCAAATCTATAAATTCAGAATATTGCTCAATACAGGATTCCAAATGCTCAATTGTCAATTTATATTGACCTTCCAAATCTACAATAAGCAACCCTATTTTTTGGTTTCTATTTTTTGCTTCCTCCATTACTAAATGAAGCATTACGGTAGAATCTTTTCCGGCTGAAAAACTTAAATATATTCTCTCAAAGTTATCGAAAGTGTATTTTATCCGATCCATCGAAGCTTCAAACACATTTTGGTTTAATCTAATTTTAGGCATAATTGAATGTATTTGTTTTGTTTCTGCCATCTTTTAATGGCTTTCAATGCAATTGCATCACTTCTTTTTTTGACCGTATCAGACAACAAACTCCAAGCCTCCATAGTAATTGTGTTTGGTATTTTAGCGTAAACACAGCAAGCAGATTGACCTATGTAGGCTATTTTGTTTAAAGAATCGTTTGTTAGATTATGCTCACACGAATGCTTCCAATTGTCAACTACAAAAAACATATTCTTTTCGGTAAGTTCTTTGCTGTTAAACATTTCAACTACTTTTTCGAGCATTAGCTTTTTTTCCTCTCCGCTTATATTTTCGTAGAATCCATTTTGGTAATCTTCCCAAAGCCAAAAAGGATGATATATTCTTTTTACGGATAGCTTTTCCATTGGTTTTAAAATTTATGCCAATTGGCGTTAATCCAATCCCTACATTCTAAAACCCTTTTATGAAGTCTATCGATGTTATCCTGATTCTTTTTCTTTGGAAAAGCAATGATTCTTTTATGCTTTGGTATTTCTACAAAATCAGAAGTATCAGCATTTCCGTATAAGGCTTTTCGTTCTCTCAATCCCTCCAATGTAAAGCAATGATTTTTCACAATTTCATAAGCTTCTTGGTCTGGAACTTCCATCGTATCACGATATTTTCTATAAGCCAAACTACGGATTTCATCTTCAATTATTGAATATGGTGTATCGTTCAAAGTGAAGCAAAGAAGCGAATCTTCAACACCTACCAAGTCCATATAAACATCTAATTGAAATTCGTAATTTTTACTTTCAATTTCAGTTTCTCCAATTGGAAAAGTAAATAGAGTATAGGAACTTTTATTGTCAATTACGGTTTTGTTGTGGATAACATCGGGAACTCCTGTTTTGAAGTCATCATAATAAAACTTTTGGTTCTTTGCCAAAAAGGCACCTTCGAAAACCATTTCTTGAATCAACTGAAATCCTGATTGCTCCGTGATGTTCCCTTTGTCAGTTTGATTTGAAGTAAAGGTTTTGATACGATTGTATTTCTTTTCCAAAATCCATTCTATTAGGTAAGTCATACACGTTTCAGAAAAAAGAACTTCATCTTTTTGCAACTTTAATTCTGCAATTAATTTTTTTGTTTCGGGAATTTGTTCGATTTCAATTGATACGGCTGTTTTACAAGATGGGTTTTTAAACTCTGACAAACGTTTTTTTAATGATTCCAATTTATCCAAACCCTCCAAATACAATTGCATTTTAGATTTACCTTTAGGATCTGTCATTATTTTTCCAGCACAAGAACTACGAATTTTAAATATTGGTATTTCCATCTTCGATAAATTTTGCTTTTATGTCATTTAATAATTTTTGGTTCTCTTTGCTTAATTCAACATCGTTTAGGCTTTCAAGTTGCGAAGCATCCTTTACGTTGTTTAAAAATTCAGTAAGCCTTTTTTGCTCTTGAAAAAACGGATCATTTTCATTTTCTGGTTCTTTGTCAACTTCGTTTTGTGCATCATATGCCTTTGCTGATTCTCCACATACTGCAAAATGACTTCTTAACTCTTTGTTGACTTTTTGCTCTTTGGTTAGTGTTTCCCAAAGTTTCATCAGTTCAGCGTGTCCTTTTTCACAAACCAATAATGCTTCTGATTTTATCCTGCCAATTTCTGGGTCGGGTTTTTCTCCACGCTCTAGCCATTCACGAATCTTTTTACCTGTTTCAATTCCAAGGTATTCATTACCATTTCCGAACGCTTCTCTTAAAAATGATGGTAGTTTTAAATGTTGTTGTTTTTTGCCCTCATTACCCATCATAACCGAAACAGTCATCTCAAACATAAAGTTTTTTTCACAAACCGGTTGCAAACCTTGTGGCACAAATTCCTGCTTTCCGTTTATAGTTTCAATCTTTACTTTATCCCTTGCACGAATGCAACAAATTATGTTCATATTTGCTTGTAACAAAGTATTCATAAATTTACGATGTTCTCTTTTGGCTGTGTTCCAGTCTGCAACTTTTCGAGGTGTTCCATCGGCTTTTGGGGCATTAGCAATGTCATCTAAACCACCAGTTGACTCAAATTCATGCGTAATACTATCTATTACCAAAACCTTAACACCTGCATCCTGGAACTCTTGTATTGCTTGTGAATATCTATTTGGAGAAAAAGGCGGGTATAAATCCCCAATCATAAATTTTCCATCTAAAATATCAGCGTATAAAGAACCTCTTTTGTTTTCTGTATCTAAAAAACCTATTTCACTTGCTTTGTCTACCATTCCACGTGCCATAAGTAAAGCCGTGTAAGTTTTACCATCCCCAGATTGTCCTGCAATTCCAATCACCGCTTTTGATTGACCGCTCTCAACTGGTCTAATGTTTAATACTGCCATAACTTATTTATTTTTTAAGTTGATAAATTCAGCCAATCCTAAAATAAGCTTTTCAGCATCTTTATTCAGTTTTTGGGATAAATAAGAAAGTTGTAATTCAAAATCTCTTTCTTGATACATTTTAAAACCTCTTCCCAATCCATTTAACAAATCAGATTGAACATTGTCATCTGAATTTGCAATATCAAATCCAATTGGCTCTGATAATTTTTCAATACTTGTTTTTATCATAATAATTTTGTTTATATTTTTATTGCATATACAATGTTATCTTCTTTTGCCTGGAACAAACTCCTTGTCCCATAATACCAATAATTAAAAACATCATCTTTTTTAATATACTGCCCTAATTCAGGGTTTTCTTCCTTAAACTTTATAATTGCATTTTCTTCACTTTCTGATTCTACTTTATTTTTAAATTCGCTTGTGGCAATATGACCCTGTACATGCTTCCAATTATGACAGATTTTATAAGTTGATTTCATGGTTAATTGTTTTTAATTCTCTAATACAATATCCGTAAACTTGCAATCATGCTTTTCCATAAAGTCAAATACAAATTGCAATACATGTGGTTTTTTAGGCCAATTCTTCAATACTTTCAAAACATCAATTCCAGGATTCTGATTTAAAGAGTATTTGATGCCTTTTACAACGTCTGGGGCTTCATTTCTCCAATTCAATAAAGATACTCCACTTACTCCAAATTCTTCCGTTACATCCTTGTTTTTGATTGATTTGTCAAAACAAACCTTTCTAATGTCGATAACTACTTTTTTTGAACTCATTTTTATTGTTGTTTAATTAATTCTTTGTTTTCGTAAATGTTTCCGATAATTTTGGAAGATGAAGCTATACTATAACTCCAATTTTCATGGGTTTGCCTAATTCCATTCACAGTCTCATTATAAATTATACCTAACTTTAAACCATCACAAGGTGTAAAGTCAACTATTCTTTTACCGCCATAGTATTCTATTACATCACCTTCATAAATCTCTTTTCCGGAATTGTCTTTTAATCCTGTGAATTGCATAAGTTGATTAATATCGTAGTCGGCTTTAGCCATACACTCCAAATCATCAACTTTACTTAAATCGAAATATTCTATTGTATTTTCATCATTAGAATTTACCCCTACAATAGCTCTAAATTTAATTTGTCTGTTCATTTTTATTTTTTATTAATAATTTATAAATATGTAAATAACCGTTCCTAATATTCCTGCCCAAATTAAAAGAACCAATCCTATAAGAAAAAAAGAAATGTCTAACAATATTGTTTCGCTATACATCAGGATATTCTTTTTCAAGGTTGCACAATGGCAAGTAAAAATTAGGATCGTTTAAATCTACTTTAAATGCTTCCTTTTCAGAAATGCCGTATTTTAGTTTACAGTATGTTTCCCAATTTACTTTTTGCATAATACTTTAGCTTTATTATAGTAACTATATGTTACCTCTGTAATATCGCCTTTTTTTGTTTCAACAAAATACTTAAATCCGTTGTGTGTTTTAAAAATAGTCCTACCATCTTTTAACTTCAAAATTTGTTCTCTATTTTCCATTACTCCAATGTTTTTAAAATTTTCTTCAATCTGTTTTTTACTAATGTGTTTTCAGTTTGTGAAAGGACATCAACAGCCCATTCTAATTCATTTTGAATCTTAGATAATAAAAGTTCCTTTCTTCCAATAGCCTTTAATATCTTATCTTCAAATCCTGTTTCCAAAGCCTCACGTATGGTTAAGCCCCTTTCTTCAATGGGATCAAATTCTTCCTGGTTAGCTGGGTGCTGACTATTTTCAACACCTAAATACTCATTGTCGTAGTCCATTATTCAGTTGTATTTTTAATTAACAAATACAATTTATTTCGGAGTTGAGATATTTCAAATTCAGTAGGCATTTGAATTTTATCTAATAAATAAAACGTTTCAGTACAAGCTTGTAATAAATCTTGTGATTTAGATATTAGATTTGCGTTTGCTTTATCTTCTGATTCATTTGTTATTGTTTCACAAATTGCCCAGTTATTTCTCCCACAAGTTTCAATTAATATTTTTCCTTTTTCTTCATTAACTTCCCATTTACCTTTTGTTCCTTTAAATTCCATAATTTTTATGTTTTTAATTATTAATATTTGTTTAGCAAATGTAAACATTATTTTAATTAATGCTAATAAAATATTAATTATTTTTTAGCGTAAATAAAAAAGGCGTTCCTAATTAAAGAAACGCCTCCAAACCAAATAAAAACAATTAACTATGAAATACTATGTAAATCTACATTTTATTTTGAACCAATTGTAAAAGAGCGTCTGTTTTTTTATTCATAGATTTTAAGTATAAGAATAGGAAAATAACCAAGATTAAAAACATCAACACAATTGCTACAGCTATAATATAAATGAAAGTGTTATCAATTGATTCTGTTTTTGCTGATTCCTTGAATTTACTCTGGTCATTTAAAGTTCTGATTTCATTTCGTAAAAGGTCTATTTCTGCGCTAATACAATCTGATTTGGATATATTTCCCTGATTGTCATAATACGTCTTTAAAACAGTTCCCTGACGGCTTACGGTGGTTATTACGGTGTCTTTGTAGATTACATTTGGCACGATGTAAGTAACGGTATCCCCTTTTCTAATTTCCTTTGTTTCGATCCGCTCCGTAAAATCAATGTCGTTCTTTTGCTTTGATGCTTCCTTTTGGATGTCGCAGGATTGAAGTAATAAAGCAATTAGGAGTACTTTAATTAGTGTTTTCATGCCCAGTAAAAGTTAAATATCTTGTCTTTGTTTTGACCTCTTTTTTTATTTCCTAATCTTCTAATTATCGCTTTTGATTTTCGGTTTTTTCTTTTATTCTTTACCCCCTTGCATTGCTCACAAGTACATATAATTATTTTCATTGTAAAGGATTGTTTGCTATTGTACAACCACAAATACCACTACCTCCATTTTTTGGATTACAAGAACACATATCTCCTACAGTTAATTGATAATCTGTATGGTACTCATATAATATTGGTTTTCTGTTGTTCAAATGTTTATTTGCTTCAATCAGCATAATAATCAACTCTTTTTTAGAAAGTTTTGAATACATATTAAATTTTTCTTCATCTGTTTGCTCTATCACTTGGAACATAATATTTTGTTTTTAAGTTTAAGCAAATATAAATAAAAAAAGCCTCTCGGATGAAAGGCTTTAAGTTTTTGCATATCTGTAAATATGACTTGGTATAATCTATAAAAAAATATGATCGATTCAAATATAGTAAACTTTTCAACACAACCTAATGAAGTTGTAAAATAGTTATTTGTTTAGTAAATAACTATTTTAAAATTAGATGATATCCCAAAGCATTAAATCGCTAATTACTATTTCACCATCGTAGTAAGTTGAGCCTTTTGTTTTCATAGTCTTATAATTTTAATTGATTTGCCCAAACTTTTGTGCTTACCTCTGATTGAATTATTTTGGTTATCAGCCTTTGTAAATGTTTTCATTATGAGTGATATTTAGATTTGTTTTCTGTTTTTATAGATATTATTTCAGTCAAATTATGCCAATGTATTTCAGGAATTCCGATTACATTAGCACCTATTTGGAATACAATTATGCCTACTAAATTTCTCATTTTTTACGTTTTTGTTTGTTTTTAGCACAAGTTTGTAGGTGCTTTTTTATACTTGCTAATTTTTTAGCTTTAAGTTTTTCTAAGATTGGATTTTCAATATCAGGTTGCCACATATTATTTAGTTTTTAAGTTACTATTTAGGAAGTCTTTTTTTTACAGACTGCATAACGGCTTTTAACTGTGTAGCGTAATCTGGTGCAGTTGCATAACCAGCCTTTGCAATTTCCTCAAAAAATCTTTCTGGTTCTGATTTGTATTTTATTGCATTTGCATAACGTGGGTTGCGCAAAAAGAAATCAATATGGTCTTGAAACGCTTCTTCTGCTGAATCATATTTCATAAACCAATCTTTTACTTTGTATTTATAAATTCCGTTAGGCTGTTTTACTTTAGAAAGTATTTCTGGAAAAACAACATTCGAACTTTTTAAATATTCAGTAGTAGTAATCAATTGGCGTTTTTCTTTTGGCGTTTTTGAACCCGCCTTGATTCCAAAGAAATTAAATCCTAAAACCTTAGATCCCCAAGCACCCTCTAAAGCTCCTTGCGTCATTGGTATCAAATAACTGAATCCTGTTTTTTGCTCTACTTTTTTAGCGTGAGATAAATACTCTTTTACAAATTGTTCAGGTGTCATATTAATCTTTTTTAAATGTGTTACTTATTGCTGTAAATAAATTATTTGCCAATGAGGTTAAAAATACATCTACATTGAATTTGTAAATTATAAACTCCCCTATCTTATCAGAAATAATCGCCATTACGGCAATCATTGGAGCAACATAATCAGGGTCGAAAGCATCTTGAATTATCCCCGAAAGTAACCAAGCTCCTCCGATTCCGATAAACATAGATAGCATAATGTTCACGAACGATATTTTAGTTTTATCTTTTTTCATTTCGATTGAAATTTTTATGCCCACTCCAATAAAAGCAGGAATGAATATCTTGATAAAATTAGGCAACCATTCAATTTGATCTATTTTGTCTTGCATACTTTATTTTATAACATTTCCACGTTAAGGGAATGATTACTATTAATAATACTTCTGAAATATAAAGTTCCTGCCAATTATTTGTTATTTCATCCCAAATGTTATTAACAGAACAACAAAGTAAGAAAAAAGTAATGAATAAATGTCGGTCTTTCATAAATATATAAAAGCAAAGCAACGATATAAATAAAGCCTGTATCATTTCGAAAATTTGAAAGCCTATGAAAGCTTCTATTGGTTCCCAAAAAAGATAATCAACTATTATCAATATCGTTGCTATGTAGAGTAATATTTTCAATTAAGGTCTTCTTTTCGGCCTTGTTCCTATCAATTCCAAATCAACCTCTGCAAGTATTTGATTTGCTCTATTTATTTTATCCTGTTGCTCAGGAGTTGCTTCTTTTAATACTAATGGTTCCATGTTATTTAAATTAAGGGTTATTTTTTATTTTGTTGGTCTTGTATTATCTCATCCTTTTTAGCCGAACCAGAACTATAACCGAAATAATATCCTATTGCCGTTGTCATTGTTCCGACTATAGCAATAAGTATTTGGTCGTTAGGTTCTATTCCTGAAAGCGTAGTCACAAAGAAATAAGTAAACCCTAACAATACAATTGCTATGGCTAAAATCGGCTTTATGTTATCTGTAAATAGTTTCATATCATTTTACTTCTGTGTTATAAGAACATCAACCAAAGCGCCGTTAACATTGTTCCACGTCGGAGCCAACCCAACAACATCAACACGGTTTCTTACTGTTACAGTAAATCCTGTAGTGCCCACCGAAGTAATACGTATGTTTTGATTATCCGGAGCGCCAATTATATTAGCTTGAATATTTGGAGTTACTGAATATGAATTTGAAAACACTACCGTATATTGACCGCTTGCATTGGTTGTTCCAGAATAACTTTCCTGACGTTTTACTATTGGTATCCCAAGGGAAATTGTATTTCCATTTGAAATTGTTAGGTTATCTCCTGACTTTGAAATTGTTTGTAATTCATTTGTCACTGATCCGTCTATCTCTGATGATAATTTAGCATTCAAAGCTATTTGCATAGCCGTTGAAATTGGCTTACTTAAATCTGATGTATTATCAACGTTTGAAAGTCCTACATCTATTTTATTTAAACTTGGAGGATTTGGCTGCTTGGCCCAATTGTAAATATCGTTTATTTTTAATCTTGAATCTAAACTATCCTGTAAATGATAAATTTGATTTTGTTTTATCTTTAAAAAACTTGAACGCATCAGCTTAAAATGATAATCATAATTTCCATAATACTCATTGTCCACGGTATCCAAAACATAAAGATACATTTCTTTTTCTACTGCATACTGTGACGGCCATCCATCATTGGCATAGGTATAAAAATGGCTTATCCATTGAGCGTTGGAAATTGAAAAGCTTAAAAGCAATAACGATAATAATAATTTTTTCATTGTAAAAAAGTGTTAAGGGTTAATATTATATTTTTCATAAATTTCTGTTTTTTTTATATGATAGTTTCTTATCATATTATCATATTCTGTTTTTACATAATCAGGAATTGGTTCATTTTTAAACTCCTTTCTTTCTATATAATACGATACATAATTTGATATTTCTTTTCTTGTAATATTCCTTAATTCATCTATTTCCGATTCCGCGTGATTTTCATAACGGCAAGCTATATTAATTTCAGACAATTCTCCCCCATTTGGTAGTAAATCTATATTTTCATCCTCAATATAGGATCCGTCAGGAAATGTTTTTCTAAATACTATCATAATTAATAACTGTTTAAAAATTTTGGTTTTTTTTGAAAATGTGATATTCTGGATATTTGAGAAATAGGATCAGTCGTAGCTGTTGGTCCTACAGATGCCCATAAAAATCTCTCTTGATATCCAGATACACCACTGTTTTCTGCTGAAATTGGCAGATTTGTATTAGATACTACATTCATCAAATCGGCCCCTCCAAATACATTTTTAACCCTACACCTTATTTGCGTACTGCTTTCTACCTCAATTAAAATATATAACCAATCTGTATTAGTAAGTGTGGTCGGGGCTGATGTTGTTGCAGTTCCAATTGAAGTTTTAAAAGTTATTTGATTATTAATTATTTCTACACAACACATATTTAGAGCATCTACACCTATTGTAAAAGCTTCGGAAGATTGCAAACCGGCCCTTATATATGTATTTGTAAGACGGGAAGGTCTTATTACTAAATATAAAATAGCTCCTACAAATAAATATCTATTTGCTGTTATGTATGTTCTATATCCGCTATTTGCATTTGTAGCATTTCCCCTATGAACCCAAGCAACACCGTTATATCTGCTTATTGGCGTACTATTTATAACTGAGTTTTCTAAAGTTCCAGTTGCTATGTTTCCTCCTGAGAAAACTGCTGTACCAAATGTATCAAATATAAAATCGAATCCATTTGATTCAAGATAATCTGTTTTATCTTCTTTTAGAGCCAATGCGTCAAAAACAGCGTTTTGACTTGGAGCTTTATCTATTGTACCATCCGATATTGAATCTTGTACTTTTGAATCAGCGTAATCATTTATTGCAGTAGTGTATGCTGGTGATATTCCTATTGTAGGCGTAATATTTCCATTAGTAACTACTATTTGGTTTGTTGTTCCAGAAACCCCTGCGCTTTCAATAACCCATTTTAATCCATCATTAAATAAAGTGACTACATTACCATTTGGTATTGATAACTGATTAATTGAAGTTCCATTGTTTAATATATCTAAATCAGTACCATTATTTGAATATAAATTAATAGTACCTAAACTTAAATTTGAAATTATGAACTTTTTAGACTCAAATCCTACAACTGCAGGTAAACTTAATAATGCTCCTGATGTTTGTATTCCATAATATGCCTCTTTTTCAACTACATTTAATGCTACTGTAGAATCAGAAGTAATTGTTATTGATGTGTTTATATCTATAAAAATATCTCCAATATATTCTAATCTCATTAACTCTTTATTAAATCTAAGAATTATCTTAAATCCTTTTTTCAATATAAAATCAGATAG